TTTGATTTAGGACAAAATTTATCATCAAATATTAGTGCTGCACAAAATGCATTTACAACCATACCAAATGTTGTTAATACTGCTACTAATTTGAAATCAGCATTATCGTCGGCATTTAGTTCTGGTGATGTTGGTAGTTTATTAAGAAGTGGTAGTATACCAGCTGGCGCGGAAGCTGTTGGAGACATATTGAGTGCCGTGTCTTCATTTGGTGGGGATGCTGCAGCGAATGATTGGAGAGTACGATTAAGTATTCCTAATTGGTCTAGTTTTAAAACTAGTCCTGTATTAACACCATTAGTTCAAGCGGGTGGTTTAATATTTCCGTATACACCTTCAATAATTATGAAAAGTAATGCCAAATATTCAGCTATTGATACAACGCATACAAACTACTCTTACCATGCTTATCAAAATAGTGAACCTGGTAATATTCATGTTACTGCTCCAATGTATGTTGAAGATGCAACACAGGCATTGTATTGGATTGCAATGGTGCATTATTTGCGTTCAATGACAAAAATGTTTACTGGAAGTGATGCCAAAGCTGGTAATCCTCCTCCTATTGTATATCTTAATGGATATGGTAATTATGTATTTAAAAATGTGCCAGTTGTTATTACCAGTATGTCAGTGGAGTTAGATGCTGCTAGTGATTATATTGGGTGTAACGTAGTTGGTAGTATGGCTAGTGAAATTGCATCTATATCAGACCAAGTTGGTGGATTAGCAGACACAATTGGTGGTGTATTTGGAGGATTATCTGGATTTACTAAGGCTAGTACATTAGTTAATGGAATAGGACAAGTTGCAGGTGCATTGGGCACATTTGGAGTTGGTGGAACAGTAAGTGGTACTGCTCATGTTCCAACAAAAAGCTCATTTAACATAGAATTACAACCAGTATATAGTAGAGATAATGTTAAGAAATTTAGCCTTGATCGTTTTGTTACTGGTGGATACATGAATAATTCAGTAGGATACATATAATGGCGGCACAATATTCAAATACCAGTCCTTGGTATACAACCAATGTAACACAAAATTACTTAGATATATTAACAATCAGACCAGTTAGTTCAGCAATTGATGATTTTTTATATACAATAGAACCACAATACACTTATAGACCTGATTTACTGGCATATGATTTATATGGTACATCCAATCTATGGTGGGTCTTTATTCAAAGAAATTTAGATGTATTACAAGATCCAATATTTGATTTTGTTCCAGGTAAACAAATTTATTTGCCAAAAAACAGCAGTTTAACAACAGTATTGGGATTATAATATGGCCGGAGCAACTACTAGTTCAACTTCTAGCACAACGTCTATAATGGATTTAAACCCAGTAGCTGCTATAACTGGATTTATAAAAAATGATTTATTTGGTTCTGTAAGTTCTGGTGTCACATCATCAGAGTTAAAGTTGCCATTACCAAATCCATTACATAATTATGCAACATATAATTATGTAATATCGTTATATTGTCTTGATGCAGATAGTTACAATTTTCCTGCCAAATCTTATTTAATCGGAAAATTACCACCATTAATATGTAAATCAGCAAATGCCGATCCTACTAATAGAATACAATTAGTAGATGGCGGGAAATATGATTTTTATATAGATGGATTAACAATTGACGGATCTGCAGGGTTCACCCCGGATTCTGGTAATACTACTCCTACAACATTAGAATTTAATGTAATAGAACCGTATAGTATGGGAATGTTTATACAAGTTCTGCAATTAGCAGCTGCAAAACAAAATTATGCAGTATGGTATGAAGCTGTATTTTTATTAGTCATTGAATTTAAAGGAAATACTGAAAATGGACAAATGCTATCCATTCCAAATACAAAGAAGTATATTCCTATAATATTTACAAAAAGTAATTTAAAGGTGGACGAAAAAGGAAGCTATTGGCATATGGCTGCTACTTCATCGGCTGGGCAAGCATTGAATGATAGTTACACAAAATTAAAAAATGAGGTCAGCTTAGTTGGTAAAACTGTCCAAGAATTATTACAAAGTGGTGAAAACAGTTTACAGCAAGTAGTAAATGCTAGGTATAAAGAAGCTGTAACATTGGGCACGGTAAAAGTTGCTGATGAAATACTTATTTTATTTCCGGTTGATATTTCTACAACTGGTGCAACTTCTTCTGTTACTGCCCCTGGTGGAACAGAAAATAATACAACAGCTACTGCCGATACTACTAAAGCACAGGACGAAACAATTTTCAAATCATTAGGTGTATCAAGAAGTTCAACAAGTTCTTCTTTAATTCAATTAAGCAATACTTGTAATTTTATAGGGAAATCTAAGATAGATATAAGTTCAACCATATCTGGCACAACACCATTTAAACCAGATGATTTGCTATGGAATGAAAAAGCAAAAGTAGTTGATAGATCAAAAACCAATAAAACACAACCTGAATGTTCTTTTAATTTTGCACAAGGTTCTGATATTATAAATGCAATAAATCAAGTAATAATGAAAAGTGAATTTGCAATTGATACGATGGCATCTAACAACTTATCACCAGATGGTATGAGAACACAATGGAAAGTTGATACACAAGTATATCATATTTCGTCTAATTCAAACATATCAAAAACTGGTGCAGTGCCAAAATTAATAGTTTACAGAATTATACCATATGAAGCACATGCCAGTAATATCTTGGCACCAAACGCAACTGCACCTGGATTAGCTGAATTAAAAAAACAGGTAGTAAAAGAGTATAGCTATATGTATAGTGGTAAAAATGTAGATTTAATAAAGTTTGACTTTGAAATGTCTCAATCATTTTTTAATCTTCAAATGGCGGATTTGTCACAATTGACTGGTGATGTAGAATCTGCAAAGAAAACCGGTGATCTTGTTGAAATACAGAAGAATAATTCTTCATTAAATGCTCCAGAAGGAGATTCAAATGTAAAACTTGGATCAGCAGTTGCTTCTACAAAATATGTTAATACTGTATTATCTTTGGATAATAAAGGTGGAACAAGTGGCGATACTGTAGGTTCAAGGGCTGCAAAATTATTTCATGATGCTATGATAAAAAATTTGGATATGCAACAGGTCACATTTGAAATAATAGGTGATCCATATTATATATCAACTAGTGGTTTAGGTAATTTTACAGATACCCAATTGGATAAAAAAAATATAACAAAAGACGGAAGTGCAAATTATCAAAATGGAGAAGTTCACATTAATATTAATTTTAGAACTCCTACTGATATTAACCAAACAACTGGATTATACAATCTTAAAAATTCAACTTTATGTCATCAATTTAGTGGATTGTTTCAATTATTACGAGTACAACATAGATTTAAATCTGGAAAATTTACGCAAGAAATTGTTGCTAATAGAATGCAAGGACAAGATAATACAGCACCATTTAAAGCATCATCGACGTTGACATCAGACAAATATTCATTAGTTAATACTGGATTATCTCCTGATTTGCCACCTGGTATACAAACACCAGGGATAACAAATAGTTTTTCATCAGCAATCAGTCCAAAATTTAATACATCAACTTCTAATCAAGGATATGGATTGGCTGGGGTAACACTAACCCAAGGAGCAACTAATACATTTTCATCGGCAGTTACTCCAAAATTAAATACACCAACTAACACAGGATTATAAGAATGGCAGAAGATATTAATAGTGGTACGCAGCGATCAATTCCACCTGAAATACAAAGTATATTACCATGTCGTGCGGTGGTGGTTAGTAACATTGATATTGACTATATGGGACGATTACAAGTTCAATTACTAAGACCTGGTGCAGGAAATAACACTACTGGTGGACAAATAATCCCAGTTTCATATTTAAGCCCGTTTTGGGGAACAACTGATATAAATTACGTTTATAATGATACCGATACGTATGATAATACACAGAAAAGTTATGGGATGTGGATGACCCCTCCTGATGTTGGGTCAGTAGTTATTGTAATTTTTGTTGATGGAGATATTTCAAAAGGCTATTGGATTGGTGGAGTTATTGATGGAAAAATGAATTTCATGACTCCTGGAAATGCTGCAACACAAAATGTTGATGGAACAGCTACTCCAGATAGTGCTGGTAGGCCAGGCAGAGTGCCAGTAGCAGAATATAATAAGAATAAAACACAAAATGGAACAGATCCAACAAAGTTTATTAAACCAATACATCCATTTACCTCGGTTTTAAAGAATCAAGGATTGCTTATAGATGATATACGTGGTATTACAACTAGTAGTGCTAGACGAGAAACACCTAGTATGGTATTTGGAATAAGCACCCCTGGGCCATTTGATAAACAACCAAATGCACAAACTGGTCGAATTGGTAGATATGATAGTGCTATAAACAATGCTCCAGTAAGTCATCTTGGTGGTACTTCGTTTGTAATGGATGATGGTGATGATAAGTTTCTAAGAAAAACACCAGCAAGTAGTGGAGCACCGGAATATGCAGCAGTAGAGCAAGGTGATACATCTGGCAACGTAACTATACCGCATAATGAGTTAGTACGAATTAGAACTAGAACTGGTCATCAGATTTTATTACATAATTCTGAAGATCTAATTTATATTGGAAATGCAAAAGGAACTACTTGGATAGAACTCACCAGTAATGGAAAAATCGACATATATGCTGATGACAGTATTAGTATCCATACAAAAAATGACTTAAATGTTACTGCTGATAGAGATATAAATTTTAAGGCTGGACGTAATATTAATTTAAATGCTGCTGGAAATTTTAATTGTTCAGTAGGATTTAACCATTCTATCAAAGCTGGTGGAAATGGTTTGATAACAGTTGGTGGTAATAGTAATATAAGTGCAGGTGGTAATCATGTCGAAACTGCTGCTAAAATATATATGAATGGACCAGCTGCTGCCGTTGCTGGTGATGCTCCTATACCAAGACGGGTACCGCAAGTTGAACCTTGGAATAATCATGAAAATCTTGATCCAAGTTTGTTCACACCAGATAAAACTGGTGCGTATATTCCACAACCAAATGATCCACCACCACCTGTTCCAAAATTATTTGGACAATATACTACTATAACAGATACTTTTAATAAAGTAACAGGATAACATATGTCTACAATCTATACAAAAACTTCAATAATAGGAAAAGCACAACCAATTACATCACAAATGTATAAAGGTTTTAGTACTGTTAGTGCAGATACCGAAAATTTTAAATTATATGATTTTGCATTGATTAAGCAAGATTTGTTAAATCACTTTTATATTCGACAAGGTGAACGATTAATGAATCCAACATTTGGTACTATAATATGGGATATGTTATTTGAACCATTGACTGAACAGACAAAAGATCTTATATTACAGAATGTTAATGAAATTGTAAATTATGATCCACGCATAACTGCCCAAAATGTCATAGTAACACAATATGATAGTGGATTGCAAATAGAATGTGTATTAACGTACCTTCCATACAACATTTCTGAACAGCTAACATTGAAGTTTGACCAAAGTAATGGTCTATTAGCACAATAATATACGTAGTTTATCAAAATCTATAAATATAGATATTAGGATATATCATGAGCGCAACCGATAGAGAAAATAGACTTTTAGTCGCTGAAAACTGGACAAAAATATATCAGTCATTCCGTAATGCTGATTTCCAAAGTTACGATTTCGAAAATCTTCGACGTACAATGGTTAATTATTTACGACAAAACTATCCAGAGGATTTCAATGATTACATTGAAAGTTCTGAATATTTGGCATTGATTGATCTCATTGCATTTCTAGGACAGAACATTGCGTTCAGAGTAGATTTAAATGCTCGTGAAAACTTCTTAGAATTAGCTGAAAGACGAGATAGTATTTTAAGATTATCTAGAGTAATTAGTTATAATGCTAAACGAAACATACCAGCAAGTGGCCTATTAAAATTTACATCTGTGCAAACAACTGAATCTGTAATAGATAGTAATGGTAGAAATTTAGCGAATCAAGTAATCACTTGGAATGATGTATCAAATCAAAATTGGTATGATCAATTCATAAGAATCATGAATGCAGCAATGCCATCAACCCAACAATTTGGTAATGCAGCTGATAATGCTACCATTTATGGTATTCCTACATCACAGTATAGATTTCAGGCAGCAAATACTGATGTTCCTGTATATTCATTTAATAAAGTTGTATCTGGTACTTCAATGAATTTTGAAATTACTAGTGCTACATTTAAAGGTGAATCTTTTATATACGAAGAACCACCGAGTGTTGGCAATAGTGTAGCTTGTATATATCGTGATGATGGACAAGGTGCTGGAAGTCTAAGTTCTGGGTTTTTCTTTAATTTTACACAAGGATCTCTAAACACCGGCACTTTTACTATTAATCAACCAAGTTCAAATGAATCTATTGATATTAATACACCAAATATTAATAATAATGATGTATGGTTATATCAATTAGATATGTCTGGTGTTGAACAAACATTATGGACACAGGTTCCTAATTTAAACGGTAATAATGTAATATACAATAGCATTAATAATAATGTAAATTCAATATATGGTGCTATTACAAAAGCTGGTGATGAAGTAAGTTTAACATTTGGTGATGGTACCTTTGGTAATTTGCCACAAGGTTCTTTTAGAGTATATTATAGAATAAGTAATGGATTATCATACGTTATTAATACACAAGATATTAGAAATGTATCAGTAGATATTCCATATATTTCTGCACTTGGACAATTGCATACATTAACTGTAACATTGGCATTGACAACATCTGTATCTAATTCTTCGCCATCTGAATCAAATACTAGTATCAAAACAAATGCACCACAAGTATATTATACGCAAAATCGTATGATAACAGGTGAAGATTATAATATAAGTCCACTAAGTGCAAACCAACAAGTATTAAAAGTGTTGTCTGTTAATAGAACATCAAGTGGCATTAGCAGATATTTTGATTTAGTAGATCCAACTAGTAAATATAGTTCTACTAATTTATTTGCAGATGATGGTGTAATTTATACAGAAAACTATACACCAACCGTTAATTTTTCTTATA